GCACATCTTTCGGATGGGAGACGTACGACTACCAGTCTGCCCATACACGCTGTTGGCGACGACCTTGTAAGCAAGCTGAAGACCATTATAGACAGAGCGAGCAGCATCATCATACTTAGGATCCTCCATCATCTGCTTATACTCCTTTCGTTTTGCCAGCAGAATCTCGAGTGTCTTGGGCAGAACGCCTGTGAGCATCTCATTATCTTTCTGCGGCTGAACATAGGTGCAGACCGTCTTGCCACCCGTCTCCTTGTTGTCATACTCCACCTCATCCAGGACATAGCCCGCAGCCTTCAGCTTCTGCATGGCTGGGTATGTCATGCCTTCACACTGAGCATCGACCTGCTTGTCATTGGAGTCAAACACTCGCATGCTGACCAGCGTATCCGGTGAGATGTTGTAGGCAATCATGTTGGTCGGATAGAGCGAATTGAAATCCAGAACAGAGATCGGCTGATCAAGATACATTCCGATCTTAGGACTGATGACCACTGCGCCTTCATAGCCGCCGTCATCGCCAAACACATACTGCTGGGTCTGGATAATCTGGTTTCGTTGCGATGCATAGTAGACCACAGCCGAGAAGATCTTGATTCCCTGACCACGAATCAGCACAAACTGCATGGGGACCTTACAGACATCCGCCATACCGCGAGCATTGACAATCGTATCCAGCTTGCCCATCAGCGTCAGAACCAGATCGCAGTCCTGAATGCAGTAGCGGGCAATCCTCGCTCGACCCTCTGCGCCCCCTTCGCGATGAAGGCGAAACAACTCATGCGGCTCTACATCGTCCTTGGAAAGAGTCCACTCCAGATGCGATCGATCCTTGCTGGAGAGTTCGGTAAAGAGCGAATGCCCTCCATCGATGGTGAAGGTCTTTCCAGCAATGGCTGTAACACAGAACTTCTCACCCTCTCGATAGGGGTCTGTCGTGTTTCCGACCAGATCAAAGCGGACGTAATTGCCAACGCGTAACCCCCGAATACTCTTTGTGGTAACGACATTATCCTTATATTCGAGAACCTTGTCTCGAAGAAATACGCTGGCCACATTGTCCAGCTTGAAAGAGTCCAGCGAGTGTTCACGCCGCATGTTCAGCAGAAGGTCGATACACAGCCGTCCTCGCATCGCGATCATGCGGAGGTCATACTTGCCAGATGCCAGCTCGAACCGCTTGGTTTCCGAGAACTTGGTTGAATACTCTCCGTCTTGGCTGCGGGACTTGGCGGGAGGCGCACGGGACAGATTGACCTCCTCCAGAATGCCCAGCGCCTTGCACCGATCCTCAATGTAGGCGTCATCAAACCCAAAGGTATTGTAGCCACTCATGATATCCGGGTTCTCGCTGCGCACATTTGCCGCAAACTTCATCAGCATCTCCGTTTCGCTCTTGCACGCCACAAACTCTGTATCTGACTCACCTGATGGATCAACTGTTCCCAGAACAAACACCTTCTTAGATGTCGGCGTCATCAGATCATCCGACCAGCGGTAGGAGATGCCAATTTGGACGATCGGATCTTTGGTTGCCATTGGAAAGTTGTTGCCAGCAACTGGACACATCTCCAAATCGTAACACGCCACCTTGAGTGGGATGTTGCCAACAGCCGGCTTCACGGTAGACCAGTCACATGTGTAGAAGACATCCACATTATACGTCGGCACCTCTGACTCGGGGTCTACTGGCACGTCGATCTCATCGCCGACAAACTGAATCGGTGACCCAGGTCCAAGGTGGCGCTCATGGAGCAGACGGATGAACGGAGGCAGGTTGGACTCATACAATGTGTGCTTCTTACCGGCATTCAGATCACGGATCTTCTTGTGAAACTCCGAGAGAGATCGGCACGTCACCTTCCACACCTCCTTTGTCTTCAGAGAATCAAAACCTGCCATCGCATCATACTTGGACACCTTGGTTGCCGAGCCAGGATCTGGACCCGCCGCATAGAAGTAGGGCTTGAATCCAGTAATCCGCACGCATGCGACAGACTTGTCGCGCAGGCGTCCGAAGACATCGACGACATAGCTTCCCTTGTTATCGTGTTCGTGCCAATCGGAAGGTTGCATTTTCGCCTGGTTCAACCTTCTGTATAGGTATACTGTCCGTTTTCCATGAAACTTTCTAGGTTTGATGATAAGAGGATGTCAACCAATACCGTTGACTGGTTTTTTGCCAACACGCGTGGTAATGTCGATCAATCTCATGTGATGGACCAGAATTTTGCCAATGAAGCTGCACTTGGTCGGCAGACGAGTGGATGCGGTGAAGCCCTTGGACCTGCTAACGCCATGGCAGACCAGCCTGGAATGATTGCGCGTGGTGGCTATGGAATGGGCGATGCCTGCACAATTGATACAAACTCGGAGCTTCGGTGGGGCTCAGAGGATGCTCTTCGTATGAAGGGTCCCAAGCAGTTATGGGTTCGTCCCTTTTCGACAACGCCTAACCTTGGACGTGGACGTCAAGCGGATACTGTTGGCGACGAGTCTTCTCTGATTCACGCCCAGCTTCAGCGCGCAAAGAAGGATTCGAGCACAATCATGGATAAGACTATTCCAAATTACTATCAGCCGCTTATTCCCGTCAAACAGTCTGAGTATTCGAATCCCAATAACTGGGTTCAGTCATGGACATGGGGCGGAGATTCTTCACGCTTAGTTAAGAAAACGCGAATAGGTGAGTCTACATAATGCGTGTCCTGTTCTTTGCTAACCGAATGCCAGATATGTGTGGAGCATTTCTACACGATATTGATTTAGCAATTGAATTTCAGAAGCGAGGCCATTCGGTTTCATTTCTGACAATCGAAAAGCCCAAAGAAGGCTACAATGGAGGAGTTTATCGTGGATTCCGCTTTGCACACTATTCAGCAGCAGGAAATCTTCTCGATACCAGCGAGATTTGGATCTGCCCACATGCCCCCTGTCTTCCATATGTTCGAAAGGTAAATTCACGGGGATATAACCGCCCAATTGTGGCAACATGCCATTTTGATGGCAGATATAACAGTATCACCTCTCTTGCATCTGATAGCTGGTCGGAGATGCTGCTGTTTATCAATGCAACAATGGAAACAAATTATCGCAAGAATATACCACACTTTCCCAAATCGATTACCAAGACCGGAGTTGTTCGTCCGATTATGCATGAGAACAAGATTGCTATGGATTCGCCTCCCGATGGAGATGCAATTACTCTTGTGAATGCAAATGTGAATAAGGGTGTCCATCAGTTTATTGAGCTTGCAAAGCGTATGCCGAGTCGTAAGTTTCTCGGAGTTATCCCATATTACGGAGAGCTTTGGGTTCCGCCCGCTCCCTCAAATGTAGAGTGGATTCCGTTTGACGATGATGTTCGTAACATCCTCAAGCGAACCCGTATTTTACTAATGCCCTCATTGTATGAAAGTTTTGGGAGAATTGCAGTTGAATCCATGTATAACGGAATCCCTGTTTTATATTCCAAACCCGATCCAACAAGTAAGCACCCATCTGGCACAACAGAAGGAATGGAAGAGTGGATTCTTCCTGCTGGTATTCCATGCATGCGAGATACTCCCGAAGAATGGATCTCTGCGATCGAAAGTCTTGACAATGCTGACACATATTCTGCTCGGCAGACACTTGTGAAGGAGCATGTTCGTGGGCTAAATCTTTTCATAGAAGCTGGACGTATTGCTGACATGATTGAAGGATTTCATCGCGAAAACCCAGTGTCGATTATGCCCTCAACTACTGCTTCTCAGCCCCAGTCGAAGCCTGAACCTGGTCAACCTCCTGCACTACGCCCCCCGCCAGCGACTGCCCGGATCGGATTTTCGAGTGGGCGGCTGAGGATACAGCGGTAAGTTTATCCATCAGTGCCCGCCCTGTAGCACATAACTCCATCTGTTCCGGAGTAAGTCCTCGTTCAATATCGCGGGGCTTGGGAATATGCTTCGTCCCAGAAACCTCCGGAGCCTTCATCAAAGAGTCTGCAGCCGCATAGATATCTCCATCGTATTTCAAAAGTGCATCCTCTGCCTCCTTCTGAGTGCAGTTGGTAAAGAGTCTGATTGTATCTGCCATCTTTTCTTGTTTCAATTGTAAATACGTGAAGATGCGTTTTATTGAAGCGCTTTGCCCACCTGCTCTCTTATATTTGATCTTCTTGGTTGTGCAGCTCGGACTGGATATTGCCTTGGGTATGTGGGCGACGGCAGCCATCAAGCTGGTGCTGGGCGCAGCTGTTGTCAAGGTTCTTGATACATTCTGCGGCATTGGCTTGACACCGGTATCTTGGTTCCTTGTTGCATCTCCATTTGTGATCACTGCACTTGCAACTGCAATTTCGATGGGCACCAATTTTGATGAAACTATTTTTGTATACTTCCAGCCGTCTGACTCTAAGGAGAAGTTTACCACAGATAACTCCGATGGAACGGTATCGCGTTTTCTCCAGCCGAATCCTCCGGTAGCTGGCGGACCTCCTGAGCCCGGTATCACGCCGGCCACACGTTCATGGACTGAGGGTGCCACAGGAAACGCATGGGGTCCCTACTCTGCAAAGTGGGCACGCGATGCATCGACGCCCGGTGGTGCTGCGTTGATCCTCGATAACAAAGTAATTGAGATTGACATGGGTGGACCTGATGATTTCCCCACAGCCGTGACCAAGTAGCCGTTTACGGATATCCAGCAAATTAACAGAAATGTGCCTTATTCGTGCCTTCGAGGCTCTTGATCGCTACCTGTCTGCGCGCCGCACGGATCGTGGAATGATTGCTCGCAAGTATCTGCTTGGTGAGTATTCTGACTACGATGAAAACGACCTGGCTGTTCTTACACGCGTGCCGGAGGGCTGCATCTACGTGGAGGAGTGGGTGAAGGGCAACCAGACTCGCCGCCGCATCGTGTATGAGCTCGAGGAGATTACTCCGTATATTGGTAACCCGTTCGACCCTATTCGCCGCCGCTGGACATGGATTGGCGATGTGTCCACGGACGTAGACATCACCGCAGCTGTTGATAAGTATCTGATGCCGGGTAACGAGATTCGCCTCGACCTGCTCCTGCTGTTTCTGAATTCCCACGTTGACATGGAGATTCGGTATGTGGATCCGGCGTCGGGAGAGGAAGTCTTGTTTCCTAACAGTGGAGTAAGCATCAACAAGTATGCACCTTCCTAAGAATCCATTCAAAGCCGCGGATCGATTTATTGTGCTCCGCGACAAGTGTCAACCGCGCACGTGGATGGAACACATACAACTACTCAGCGACATGATTATCATGCCGTTGATTACGTTGTTTTTGATGTTCATTGGAAAGAATGATATGTTTATGGCGCTCGGCACATTGAATGCAGCCTACCGCGCTTGGTCTGAATGGATCGAGTATAATGAACTTTGGTTTGCGATGGAGAGAATGAAAATCCGCATGGCTCAAGTGAAAGGTCCGTTCATCGCCACGAACGACGCGAAGTATATGCCTTATGTGTGGGCAGATGCGGTGGTGCGTCACGGGTGAGCACCGTTATACCCGTTGGCATCCACCGTGTGATTTCCAGTGCCTGCCCCTTCATACACTCGTTGTCCAACACCAGGTCCGCTACTAGTCAATGCTTCCCTGAATCCATACCCAACTCCCTCTCCGCCCGTGCCTCCACGCATTGAACGGCGACGGTGGCGGCGACGGGTTTTGCGGCTACGACGACCTCCGCCATATGCCTTCATAGTCGATGGGGCTCCGCCGTATCCAACAATCACAGGCTCAGGTCCGGATACGCTAGGACCGGTCCATTTGGCGATACCAGGTACAAGTTCTCCATCATAACTTGCCGCAGTGAAGCCACCCCGCGTGTGGCGACGCCGGCTGTGGCGCTTGTGTTTCTTTGTGTGGCGACGGCGACGACGACCGCCCATGCTACTATTGCATTGTCCTTCACCCATTTACATCTTCACGCGAAAAGACTCCAACGCTGCCCGGGAGGTCGTCATAATACTCATATCCGCGAACAAGTGCTCCAACGGGCGCATCCGCGAGTGTGAACAACGCTGTGAAATCAGGATGATGAAAGAGCTTCAATGACTCGGCAATCCATTCCTGACGTTGTGTCCAGTTAGCCAGCGGATGGACAATCGTGCCATTGATTGCCCACACATCACAGACGACAAAGACATCCTTCGACAACCGAATGGTGCGAAAAATGGTGTCTGAACACATACGCTCATCCATGACGATCGTCAGCTCCTCTTGATGTCCACCCTTATCATCAATGCTTAGCGCAACCGCTTCACTCGAGGGTCTTCGGGTCAACAGCAACCAACCAGGCAGGCCGCTGAGCTGCGGCACCTTCAGGCTTTGCGCCAGCGTTGGGCTGCCGTTCCTCACGAGGGGCTTCCATGGGTAGAGGCGTTTCATACGTGGGAACATTCACTTCTTGCTTCATCTGCGGCGGTTGTGTGAAAGGGGGAGGCGGAGCTTGTGCAGGCGGTTCGGCAAACCGGACCTGTTGAACGGGCATCGGAGGATACATCCAGCGAACAACTGCAAATACAGATACGTGGATTACGATAAGCATGATCAAAGATGACATCGCCATAACGAGCACATCATACGCCTCCATTTGTTTTGTTCTCGCCTTTTCTTACGGTGAATTCCTACGCAGCTCCTCGAAATACTGAGTGCTTTCCGGTGTTTCCTCCTTCCACCTGCGAGGAGTCTTGGAATACTCCGTGACAGTTGCAAACTCAGCCGAGTAGACACGAGATACAACTCCACCTTCGAATGGTCTTTCGAAGAGCATAATCGGTGGACCCAACTGAAAAACTTGGTATGTCTTGGAGTGCGTGTCGATGCGACCGCTTCCAGTATAGACAAACTTTGTTTCATAGGTGGTTCCCTTTGCATTTGACCATGTGGGTGGATCTGGGGTGATCCTAAGCTCCATTCTCGACTGTATTCTTGAAGACGAGATCCTCTAAGCTAGATGCATCGCTAAGGATCTCTGTCATTCTGCGGGTTGCGAGGTTAAGAGATGCCTCGATGTCTGCCCATTCCTCTGGATCGTTGGGATAGACCGTATGCCGAGTGGGATGCTTCGGAAACTTCTCGATAAGCTCTGAGTCGGTAGCGTCAAGCATATGCATGTAGACTCGCAGCTGAATGATGTCATAGACCGGCGGTGCAGTCCAGTAGCGGGTGCGGTTCTTGGAGTCCACCACACGGTTCTGTGAGGCAACGAATCCATCTGTGCGCCCAACCAACGTGAAGGTCTCCTTCTCCATCCGGAGCATCCGAGTATTGCGCTCGGTCAGCACGACATTACGCTCAGCCTCGTAGGTATTCAGAATCTTGTCCTCATTGTTCAGCCCCCGCTTCTTTGCGACCTCACCACGGGCATCGGCTAGGAGCTGAGCAGCCATTGCAGGCGACATGTTTGGAGTTCGATCGATCACCTTCTGACAGGCTGCTTCAACATTCTCCAGAGTCTGCGCTACGGATGGGGCAGCAGCCACTGCCTCCGCAGCAATCTTCTTGGCAACTGCGGCAATCTCAATATCCGACCGAACTTGAGCCCGCTCCTCGGCTGACACCTCGATTCCGGCGGCGACCTTCAGATCCAGCGCATGGCTCTTGGCTTCAGCATCCCATAGGATCTTGGTTGCTGCTACTTCCTTCTCTGCAAGATCATCAACGGTCTTGCAGTCATCCAGCGCGGAGAACACGCTCTTCTGAATGTCGCGGTCCTTCAGGAATGCCCCCTTGAAGCTATTTACGGGCTTGCGGTTGTGAGCCTTCTCGATTGCGCCGATGATCTCAGCAGCTTGCTTGTCCTTCTTGAACACCTCATACATGGTCTGCTCGACAGTCTGATAGGGAATCTTCTTACCGATAATACCAGCCACCTGGGTGGCAGAAAAGCAAGGACGGAACATTTTGGCTGATACCTTCTTATCTATATCCGACCGCTTCCGTTTTCAGGTAAAGCTACGCTGCATCTTCACAATTGCATCGATCCAGCCCGGCATGCCGTTGAGCACGTTAGAGACCTGCATCGTGGGCGCACAAGGAGTTGTATCAAGAGTCCCTTCGCAAAGAAGAGTAACTGCGGCGATAAGCAAGGATCTCTTTCCCTTATCGGCGGAAGACCAGCGCAGAGAGTGGATACGGTATAACACATCGATGTGCTCCCGAGACGATGGTGGCGCATTCTTCCGAATCGCATCCCAGAAAATCCAAACCGGATGCGTGCCATCTGACTTGGAGATATACTCATCTGACCTGTCAGCAAACAACAAATTGGTCTTTGTCTGCTTCTTGTGTTCACGGCAGTATGTGAAGACCCACGACATCCAGTAGAGTGCGCGCGTCAGATCACGAACATCTGCGCGAATACAATAGCAGAACTCATTCATCGGCACAGCCACCGGCATGGGATCGGATGGTTTCAACACCTGTGTGCCGTATAGCCGTGACGGAGACTTCAGACTCTCTTGGATTGTGACTGGATCAAAGTCATGTGCAGGCTTCAGAGTAGGAAGAGTAGCCAACTTGTTCTTACGGCACAATGCCAGGGTGGCGGCGACTTCACATACCATCTTTCGAACATCTGGGTGGTTGCGTATTTTGGTCATGCTCTGAATAGGGTAGCTATCTTCGATGGGCGCATAGGCTTCATATGCTTTCGCTAGATACAGAAACACATTGGGCTGGGCGCGATTGATGTGAAGGGCTGCGGCTTCAAACAGAGCAGCCCATAAACTATGCACAAGACCAGAGCAGAGCAATTCAAGTGTCCAATAGCACGCATAATCTGCGTGACCAAGCTGGATTGTCTGAATCAGCACCTTCCGCACGTGTGCACGTGGATGTCCACAAAATGTTGTTTTTTGAAAATCAGTGACTGGGCGAGGATCTGTGATCTCCATTGTCAGCATCGTCTCCTTTTTATGGATTACCCTGACGCGACTCGTTCAACCTTTTTGAATATACCTTCAGTATGTTTCGTCGTCTTGCGAGTGGGTGCTCCTCCGCTTGTAGGTGGCCCGCTGGGAGGAGATCTCTTGGTAAATGAGCTCCCAAGAACCCAGATTGTGTATAAAAGCGCAAGAACTATCCCGATATTAAGTCCAAACATCATCCATGCGCCATAGTCAACGGCCTGTTCATGAATACGTTTGTTCTTGTTGATCTGGTTCTGAATATCGGCAATCTGTTTGTCAAATGTGGTAACGGAATACTCCAAATCATCTTTAACAGAGAAGAGGTTATCCTTGATACTTGTGATCAAGTCAAGAGTATCCTGCTGCTGATTCGATTGGTTCATCAAGAACTGATACTCCTCTACGAATCGGCTGGTGGTTGTGTCCAGATCACTTTGGATTCCTTTGTCAACTGTATATGCAGCTGCATCTGAATTCCCTGTCACTGCTAGATAGTTTGCAGCGGCGGCGTCAACAGTTGCCTGATCTTTACCTGCTGCGGCAAGGACAGCATCTGATGCTGCCTTAATTTGTTTGTCGCGATCAATATTTCCATGAGCAACAGCCATTTCTGCTTTGAATCGATCAAACTCTTTGGTATACCTGAGATGAGCTTCTTGGTCTGTCGAAGCCAAACTACTTATTGAGAACGGGTTGGTATCCGATCGTTGGACCTGTGGAATTGGAAGAAGATGAACACTTATGTCCGGATCGTCTTTGCTTACACAGCGAGGGGAACCGCCAACAAGACGTAGTTCAAAATTATCCCTTCCACTAGGATCGACGCAGGACATCACACAAGTGAACGCTGCTCCGGGATTTGGCGTTGCCTCCATCGGGCACTTGAACTGTTGGTTCATCATTATCTATTGTAGAGATAGATTGCGAGTGAAAGTCCAACACACATCGTAATAAATGCTATACCGTGTGCACTCTCAGCTGAGAACAGTGTATACTCAAGAAGGCAAATCACCACAAAGAACAGGCAGATCTGAAGAATGCGGATATCTTTTGCAGAGATCTCTTTGATGCTAAGACGCTCATTCATGATATCAACCTTTGGCTGTGTTGGAGGCCGAAAGGGTTTGAGTGTGTCGATGGCTTCCGTATATGCATTCGTAAGACCAGCGGATGATTGAATGCGCCCATGATTGGCTTGGACGTCATTATCTGAACTTTCGGCTGCTAGTCTATCTGCGGCATCCTTATCCTTCTGAACCTGCTTTGTAACCACAATGAAATCCGTCAAAAATCTAGCCTGCTCGGCTGTAAAGACAGACCGGTCTGCACCCTGTGCAACCGCCTGCAGCTTTACAGAATATCGATTATCTTTGCCAGATACACACTTGTCCACACCCTGATCACTGATATACTTGTAGTCTGTTGGGCATGTGACTCTGCACGTGTTCGATACTCCGATATCAAACCCCGATGGGCAACTCATTACTTATTCACAACAAACGGTCTGAGCCCACCAAAGACTGTGCTAACGAAGCGAGCATCCAATGTAGATTCTTGGCTCTGTCCAAGACGAGCATAGGGCTTGCCAAATGTCTTGGTGTTGTCGATATACGGTGCAACAGTAGCCGACATACGAACAAACCGAGTATATTCAGAGGCATCAACTCCGCGCATGTGGCGAGTGGTTGCATCGCGACCAGGCTCAAAGAACGATTGAGCGACCGGCATTTTATTACTCCTACAAGATAATGGTTGGGTGGCTCACTGCCCTGTTGTTTACGTTGATCGCAGTCTCAACGATCTCGGTCAAGGAGCGTGCGAGTGTTCTCACAGCTCCTACACCAGAAGGAGAAGAGAAGGCTGCAAAAATTAATGCAGTTTCTCAAGATTTTCAGGCGTTGTTGGATACCTACGCTGCCAATTACTACAGCTTTCGAAAGAATGGGAACACTGCCAATCAGTCAGTCGCTGACCGAAGTGTAGCCCAGATTCAAGACAATTTGAATGCAATGCGAGCCCAGATTGAAGAAAAGCAGGGGTATATTCAGACATTCTTGGATGAGTATCAAAATGCAAACCCGGAACTTGATCGTCTTCACAAGAAGTCACAACAGATGCAGATCCAAGGTCCTGAGATTGCAGATAAACTCATTACCTCTGCACAAGAGCTCTCTCGCCCCATTGATTTAACGGGAATTATGGTGCGCGTGGTTATACTTATGCTTTTGCTTGGAGCAGCGTTTGCAATCAGATCTTCCTCGCAATGACAATAACAAGACCAATACACGCAATTAAAAATCCAAGTCCGTAAATTCTGAGGTTGGCATTTGCGGCTAAGTCCTGCTGTTGATGAATTCGGCGAAGAGTCTCGAGTTTATCCGTGGCAACCAAAAGACCATTATAATCACGCTGGATCTCCATAATTCTCTGAATAAGATCGTCTTGAGATGCCCCCCGACCCGTTTGTTCTGTTAACTGAAGCATTTCGGATAACGTGTTGTTCATCGCAGCCTTTGCGTCTGCAATTGCACTAATTGTGCCAGGTGTCGCGTCGTTGGTATCAAGTGCGTTAGAAACAAGGGTATCATACACAGTCTTCTGCTGTTGGAACTTTGCCTCCAAATCATCCATTGTATTCAGGCAACATTTACATCGGCTACGCAATACCGGTAGTAAATACATCTACCCACGGTATCGCTGTGCCGAGTGATCTCGATAATATCTCCGGGCACTGCGCCAATCAATCGAGCCTGGATATCCTGTGAATCAATCCAAGGCAGTTGATCTTCAGGCTTCAGAACCCGGTTCTTATCAAGCACCACCTTCGCCTCTTCTGGGGACAGAATGCGATGCGGCACAGACATCCGATGGGTTGTAATATCCATCTGCAGCTCTCGGATGTGGAAGAACAGAATGCCCTCCTTCGCATGAGCCTTGATCGAGTTCAGCACATTCTCAGATGGCTTGGAGAGCGATACAATGACAATACCATTCGTATACTTGTTCTCTGTAGCATACTTCAGATAGGTGTTGACATCTCGGTCAAGCATCTTGTCCTTCTGACTGAAGATCACCAGCGCACTTCCCATCGTGTAGACGTTCGCGTCCTTAAGATCTGTGCTGAGGCTGGCGGTCTCCGTGCCCAGCTTACGACGCTCGAAGAGAGTGCGAAGAGTTGCGATCGCCTTGTCCTCCATTATGCTCCCTTTCTCCTACCAAGGGAAAGAGTTCGTTTTTTATCGCCCGAGAAGACAATGCTTCATATCGTAGCCCTTCTCGTAGGTGTTGGTCTTCTCTCCTATGTATGGCAGCTGTCGGGTGCACAGGAGAAATTTCAACCGGAATTACTTGATCGCACGCAGTCTAAGCGAACACAGGATGTTGAACACTCGTCGTATGAACAGCGGACGAATCATATGCCTAGAATGTCATTCGTTGAAGCCGCGACAGGCTTGAGTTCGCCTTTCCGCGTAAATGCATATACAGCCCTGAGGTGAGAAGAAACAATGAGCAATGTAAAACAGAAAATTCCAAAGGCTTTACGCGAACAAGTGTGGCTTTCGAAAGTAGGTCGCAAGTTCGATGCAAAGTGTAAGATTGTTTGGTGCACAAACAATATGACTGTATTTGACTATCAATGCGGTCACAATACTCCGGAGAGCAAGGGAGGCGCAATGACAGTCGAGAATCTCGTTCCTATCTGCTCTCGGTGTAACCTGAGCATGGGAAATAAGTATACGATCGACGAGTGGAATGCAAAATTTGCATCGCCTTCACGGACGTGGTGGGAGCGAATGTTCGGATGTTAAGTGAATCGATCTAGTGCCAATTTGACCAGGTCCTCCCGCCCAGCATTATGCGCATTCTGTATAAAATGAGCCATGATTGAATTGCGATCCTCTACATTTGAGTGATAGTTTGTGCAGCACGAATAGTAATCTCCAAAATACAGCGTAAACCACTCTGGGTGGTTATCGTATAGGTATGTAAATACCTGTTCATCACAGTGTCCAACGCCTAGAGCAATCTGCTCATACATCAGTGAAAACATTGCACAGTATACGCGATCTACGTATATCTTCTCTATTGTAAACACTGTTGCAGCAATTCCACACCCACCTGCAAGTCCGTTTCTCTCTTTCATTGGATATAACTCATTATGCGAACGATAGTGAATATAGCAGCATGACAGCTTAGGATTTGGTCGCTCAACCATCGCCAAAACGGCGGGAGTGAACGATCGAACAATATGGCTTGCCCCCATGTCTACCCAGGCAAGATGTGTTCCGGGAAACAGATTTTTAGAGTGTTGAAGGGCGTGAAGCTTAAACATGCAGAGGAGAAAGTATGATGCAGTATTCCTACTGTCTGGGCTTGGATTTGTCTTTCTGTTCTCAACTATGATCGGCCAGAGTGTTTTATAGAAGTCATAGTCTGTTAGCGCTTTCTCGACATAGACTGTTGGATACTTTCTCTCTAAGAAGGGCCTGGTTTCTGCGTCGCAAAAGATAACCATTGGATACGGGAGATCAAGTGTTGATCTTCCATTCTTCGTGTAGAACTCTGGAGGACGAACTGAATCTGTTGCGTCGGGTAGCTTCTTTAGATTGAAAAACATAGAAACAATCGTTGTCATTCGCTGCTTATGACAGACCTACTCCACTGTAAAAGGAATATTCAAGATAGAATCATTGTGATCTGCTAGATACCAGTCGCACTGCCACCCTCGACTCTCAAGATATGCCCATGTATTGACTTCCCACGTAAGCTTTGGCATGTTTGGGTATTCTTTACATTGCAACTCATAGAAGGAACACAATGACTCAATGTCACCGAGAAAGAATCCGCCACAAAAGCGCCAGTTAATAGAATCCCACAAGACCTGTTTATTCCAACATCCCGGAACATACATACACTTTGGCGGATATGCTGCAGTGCTAAGCATGTTAAATTGGTCAACGGATTGTTCCGTCAAGACATGAAAAATATTGAAGTCAATCCACGCATAATGGCTTGATGAATGTTTCCCCGAATTGATTGCGCGATTGACAAGCTCAATCTTCGAATTGATTAGAATTAGAAAATTCTCAGTGTCTTTGGTTTCATTGCGAATATCTGGAAGTCCAACCGGAGACAGATGATATGTATCTAAATCCTCTAGGTAGATTGTTTCAACTAGCCCATTGGTTACATCAATTTTATGCCGATGTTCTGGACTTATGAAAACATGTAGTCGAATGCCTGTCGCATTCAGCTTCTGAAAAAATTCAATTCGCCTTTCTGGGCTTCTGTATGTATTTGATTCGTCTTGGAGATCAATAAATGCGGTTACAAATGTAACACTCATTGAATCAATTTATATAGTCACAGTGTAAGCAATTATGTTGACGATCGAGTTTGGAGGTGGTCTGGGTAACCAGCTCTTTCAACTCGCAGCACTTGACCATATCGGGCGAAGGACTGGACGAAGAGTTGTGATTGAAAGAGCAGGCACCTCTGGCCACTCAAATGAGAACTATTTTAACTGTTTGTTTAGTTATTGGCAAATCACTCCAGATCTACCGCCATTTCCACTCGACATTAATCAAGAGACCAATGAATTCTTAGAGAACTGGCCAAGTCTACTGTCTAATCCCAATAATGTTCGTATACATGGTTACTTCCAGAACTGGCAGTATATTGATAAATCTTTCAAGGAGCGATTACGGTTCGATAGCAGTGTTCCTGCAAAGTATCCTGATATTGGAAACAAAGTATTCATTCATGTGCGCGGAGGAGACTATGTGAATCATTGGTTACACGATCTGAAACTTGACAAGTATTATCGCAGAGCAATTGCACAGTTCCCTTTATTCACACAGTTTGTTATCTTTACGAACGACGTTTCATATGCATCTACACAATCATGGATGGCTACCATTCGACATACATTTATCCACGAGAACGAACTAGATACTCTCCTTCTCATGAGCAAGTGTAGGGGGTGTATCTGCCCAAACTCGACTTTCTCCTGGTGGGGTGCATTTTTGAACCCAAACAGAAAAATCGTGATGCCTGACAGATGGTATAATAGTCCCAATATCTACATCGATGGTTACTACTTTCCAGGTGTCATCAAATGTCCAGTGTAGGAATCTTAGGCGGAGGTGGTGGGGGTTGCGTCCCAGCTGCGCGATGCATCAGCACCTCATCCCAGAACTCGCGCAGTGCTGGAAGGTGCCGAGGCAGCCAGGTGCTATCCTTGGGAAGGAACTCCTTCTTTGTGGACAGCAATAGCCAAAACACATACTGGGGTTCGCGGTCTGTTACCTTCATCTGCCATTCGTGCAGCGCCATCTCGGGCGGCTTATATTCGACTGAATTGTCATCAAAGACTGCGAGCACGCCCTTTGTTTCAGTTGAGTTCATCCACTCAGAAGAGAACACCTGCTTGAACCTGAATTCAACATACTCGCACTCGTCAATGCCCGTGCACTCCATTTGCATCTGCATTTGGTGGACGTAAGCATCCGGAATCCCCTCTGTCTGAGGACGTGAGAATGGACACTTAAACTCAACCAACCGTCCACGGCGGCGCACATCCATTGGATCATTTGGGAAGATAATGCCATCGGGTGATGCGCCAAGAAAGGTGTGGACAGGGTGTTGAACACAGGATACATCCACAATTTTACAATTTGTCTCAGCTTCATACAGTGCCTTTGCGACAGGTTCCATACGAGTGCCCCAGATCAAGGCAAGAGCAATGTTTCCACCGCTTGGCTGCGGGGGGACAAGCTTGCGAATAACCAAACTACGGCGCGTTTCTCCACCGGTAAACACGCCGGATACTTCGGAGGCTGTCACCATCTCACCGCGCTTGGCATGCCATGCTGATGTCCGTTGATCATTCATGCCGTAGACCCTGATCGTTCTTCGCACACATCGATCACGCATCCAAATCTTTCCAAGCTCGCCCCTCATTGCCTCCTCCAACGCGGTAAAGACAGCCCGCCTAGCCTGTGTATAGCTCACGGACGGGGCGAGAAGAGTAAGCAGCATAATCAAAGGACGAAGGCGCTTATTGACTCGAGTATACGGTGGATCTTTGAGCCATTCAGTTACTACAGACTCCATGTTGCGTTTGTTTATGCGTCACGTCCGAAAACTCATTTTCAGTGCTGATACATAGGATCGATATGGAGACGATTCAGAGCAAGGAGCAGTGGGTTCTTCACCGCCTTGAGAAGTTCTACGCAGATCCCGAGAATTTTCGCCGAGTGGAAGAGATTCTTTCTGGCAAGTCTCGACTGAGCCTTCGCCTTTTGGATTGGTTTGTTACCAATTACTCAAAGAAGCACAATGTATCTTTCATGGCTAAGGGCGGCTATCACGTCATTGTGTATCTGGTCTACAAGTCGCACCTCAAGGCGTATAACAAAAAGATGTTTGACCCATTCTGCCGATGGAAGCGCATCCAGTTCCGCGGGCTGGATACCACAGTGGGGCAACTGAATTTCTTTGAGTGGGTCATTCAAGATGAGGTGCTTGAGTATCTGGACGCAAATTACGATGACATTCACGCGGATATGGAGGCATGTTCACAGGTGATTCAGCCCAAGGATGGTGAACGTCGCAAGCGCCATGAGCTCAGTCGTTCGGCTACAAAGTCCATTCGTCACCATGATGTTACGGTAAAGGTTACATTCGAATAATCTGCCAACTGAACAATGTTCTCAAGAATTGACCGGTCAGTGGTATACCCAGTAGGCACGGACATCACAGAGCATGATGTGAATATTGTGTCTGATCTCTGGACTATGGCTGGGCGGCAGGTCTATCGCGGTGCACGGGACCCAAACTATACACATGCCAATGTCTACTGGCTCTACGAACAGGACGATCTGGATCGGGTTGGCTTGACTGAACACAATCTTGAGGACAATGCGAAGATGGAGTTATTGTGGTATAAGGACAACCCCTTTGGCACTCTCCTTCAAGAGGATGGATGGGAAGAGGGCGAAACCTTTTGGAGTATGATCCCTGACAATGTCCATGAGCAGTGTTTGGCTGAAGGATGGATCACACCAACAACAATTCTCGAAAGGTGTCTGCGTAGCAATCTGCGCTTGGTTACAGTAGATATGCTGAAAGAGGTACCCAAGGTCCACTCGTGTGATAAATGCAAAAAGGTGTCTCTTTCGCACTTTACATGTTCAACAGCTACACTTCTGGACTTCCCTGAAAAGGAAAAGGTGTTTTTTATTGATGATCGATTGATTTGTCACACCCCCCCGAAGGGATCCTCTGTTTGGTCTATCACGACACCGCTTGTGCCTTCCGAGTCTTCTTCGGAGCACCCGGCGGAACCACCGGTGCCGGTGCTGCCGGAGGAGTCTGTGCCCGTGGCTTGACCTCCTCGTTTGTCTCCTCCTCATCCTCTACGGGGAACGCCTCCGCAACCGGCATATCCACCTTAGCCGGCTCGTCATCCTCCGGCTCCTTGATGTCCGCGAACGCCGCCTTCGCACCGACACGGGACGGCGGGAAGACCTTTGCCAGAACCACACGCCAGGTCACACCAAATCCATTGCCAGTGACATACACACTCGGCGCCAGAACCATGCGACCCTCGATACGCTTGGCAAACACCTGCTCCAGATTGTCCTCCGTGAGAGCAATCGCGTTACCCTTCTCATCCACCGCGTCCATCCCGACCTGGCCATCCCAGATCGAGATCTTCATGCGGAGCGAAGGCGGATACTTCCCATTCGGAACCCACTCACCATTGACCTTCTCAACACTCGGCGTGAGAATCGGCTTCATGGTCTCGCGGAGAACAGCCTCGGACTTGGCCTTCCCGAACCACTTGCCCGAGTTAGACACTGAGTGCTGAATGAGCTTCTCCTGAATGTCCAGGCAGAAGTTGTAGAACGCACCGACATCACTGCCATCCGTGCTGCGCTCCTTGGCATACGGGTCACAGCCCTTCAGTGAAGCCAGCAGACTGTAACTACGCTTACCCTGCTCATCCTCACGAATGACAACACCTGCGGGATAGAAGATGCGAGGAATGCGGACCTGCAGTGGCTGACCATTATACTTGAGAGGAACAGTCTTGCCACCAGCCTTGTTCGGACGAATATCGCCGATACTGACGCGGGAGATCTCCAGGTTCTCGGAAGGGATGATTGCAGTGGTGGCCATTTTGATCGTTGTGAACTCCATAACCCTGTCGACGACCGGATTCGTTTTCCGCGCAGGTTTCCAGTTTTCAAGATTGTAAACAGAGTAAGCAATGGCTCAGTGCGCGGCTGTGAGAAATAAGAAGTCCGACCTACAGTGCACAGCAAATGCTATACTTGGATATGCAGTATGTGGTGTCCATGCGAGATCCGCAAGAGTCAGACTATGGGCAGATGTTCATAAAGACAAGTTTAAGGGACTTGTAAAAATACAGGCACTGTGGAGAGGATGGTGCGTAAGGAAAGTCATTGTCATGGCAGGTCCGGGCGCACTCCGGCGTAAGGACTGTGTCAATGATGAAGATTTGAGCACTCTTGATGACAAGAATCGTCAAAGCCCATTTGAGTATTT